ACTCGCCGCGGCCGAATACTTCCAGACCTTTAGCAAGCTCGAGCAACTGCGCGAGGCTGGCTGCCCGGTTCACCCGGAAAGCCTGGTTAAAGGCTCGCTGCGTCAAGCCTACTGCATCGTGCGTGACAATCTGCGGGTGGAGTTCTCCACGCTGCGCAAGACTGGCGAGATGCGGCCGCCCGAGATCTCGGCGATAGACATAGCGCACTCCGGGCTACGTTGACGCGCCGAGCGTTTCTAGATGAAAATCCTCGTCTCCATTCTGCTGCGTCAAGCGAGGCGGAACAACGCGGCCAACCCGCGGAAATGGCTCGAAGACCTCCAGGCGTCCAAGTGGACCGACATGAGCGCGCAGAACGGCCAGATCGTCGGAACGGCGCTCAATGGTAAATCCATCACCGTACAAGCTATCCCAGGGACGACGATTTCAGACATAATCACGGCGAGCGAACTAGCCATCCAGACGATTGACGCCGGATTCACTGCTCCAGTTTCACAAAGCGCTGCTTTCCTTCGCTGACTATGCCTACGCCACTCCCGCAACGATTCCGCGCAGCGCTGGGCGCTCTTTTCGACGCCACGAACCGCAAGGAGATCGTGCGGCGCCCGCTCGAGGTCCGCACCATCGGCAGCATCTCGAGCGAGGTAAATTCAACCGATCGCCAGCAGCTGTTGAGCGATTCGCGCAAGCTCTACGCAAACCTGGGTCCGGCTAAGGGCGCGATCGACGCCAAGGCGATGTATGCAGTCGGACGTTCCTGGCTGCCAAAATTCGAGGGTGCTGATCAGGTCTGGGGCGAGACGGCTCGCGAATGGCTGCTCAACGAGTGGTATCCGATTGCGGACATCAGCGGCCGCGATTTCCAGACGAGCCTTTTCCTGGCGTCTGTCGCCGTGGATCGCGACGGCGATGTTGGCGCCATCTTGACCGAGTACGAAACCGCATTCCCGGCGATCCAGCTGATCCCGAGCGAAGGGATCCACAATCCCAGCAGCGACAAATTGGACCGCGACGGCATTCTGTTATCCGGGCCTTACCAGGGGCTTCGCTGCATCGATGGCGTAGTGCTGAACGCTCAAGGCCGCCCGGTGGCATTCTATGTCGAGGAAGAGGCCCAGCAGCCAGGCGCTGAGGAGGAGTTGCCCGAGGCTCGCGAATACGTCACCGCCCGCGACATGATGCTGCTCGCCGAGCCGCAGTGGATTAACCAGTTCCGCGGTCTGCCAGGCTTCGCGCACGCCATTCTGGATCTAAAGGATCTGCGCACGGTGCAGGGGTACGAGAAGATGGCATCGGCGCTCGCGTCCAGCATCGGCCTGATCGAGTACAACGAAAGCGGGCTCGCGGACACGAGCGACCCAGCGGTGGCGCTTTCTGGGGCTTCATTCGGAGGCCAAGATGTCGCCGCGAAAGAATTCTTCGGCGGTATGGTCCGGCACTTCAAGGCCGGCAGTGGATCCAAACTCGAGGCGTTTAAGAACGACCGCCCCGGCGACGCCTGGCAAAAATTCATGGACCGGCTGCTGCGCAACGCGATGGCTGGCATCAACTGGCCGTTTGAGCTCGCCTGGGACATTAGCGCGCTCGGCGGAGCGAATACCCGCTTCGTGATCTCGACAGCCATGCGCAGCGTCGAGGACCGGCAGGATCTGCTTAAGCCGTTCGCTCGTCGCGCCGTCGGCTACGCTATTGCCAAGGCCATCAAGAATGGCCGCCTGCCGGCGAATCCTGACTGGTGGAAATGGTCCTTTACCATGCCGCCGCGCCTGACCGTGGATTTCGGCCGCGACGCCGCCGCCCAGCGCGAGGATTATCTGTCCGGCATTATCAATCTCAGCGACATCTGCGCCGAGCGTGGCATTGACCTCAAGAGCCACATCGCCGGCCGCGCCGCTGAAAACCAAGCGCTTGAGGACGCCGGCCTGCCGGTACCAGGGCTGCGCGGCGATCTGTCGCCAACGGCTAACGAGCCGATCCCGGTGCCGGTTCAGATCCCGAGCGACGCCGCCGCACTCTCCCAGGCCGCGCTGCAGGTGAACACCGAGCCGACCGACGCCATGCGCGAGGAGGCCGCCCGCGGGCTACGCTGGCGCGAGGAGTTCAACCGCGGAGGCACTGCCGTCGGGGTGGCTCGTGCACGCGACATTTCGAACGGCCGGGCGCTCTCGACGGAAACGATCTTTCGCATGAAATCCTTTTTCCGCCGGCATGAGGTGGACAAGCAGGGCGAAGGATTCAACCCGGGCGAGCCAGGCTACCCGTCCGCCGGCCGCATTGCATGGGCGCTCTGGGGTGGCGACGCCGGCTATGCCTGGGCCGAGCGCAAGGTGCTCGAGATCGAGCGCGAAAGTTGACGAATTCTGAACCAATTATGAGCCATCGCGTTTGCCTCCAGGAGTTCTCCGCTGACGCCAGCGGCTTCGCCAACGTCTCGCTGATCACCGGCGGGATCGAGGCCGCCGGCCACGGTCTCTATATCGACGATAAGAGCATTGACGACGCGATGCGGCTGCTGCTCGGCAAGAGCCTCCGCGCCTACCTGAAGCACGACGGCGCAGGATCCGATCGGCTCGGCCAAGAGATCGGCTTTTTTAGCGGCATCTACCGCGAGGGGAACAAGATCAAGGCCAAGTCCTTTGAGTTCCTCGAGTCCTTCAAACGCGAAGCCGGCGCGACGTATGAAAAGCTGGTCGAGCTCGCGCAGAAAGTGCCGGACCAGTTCGGGGTGTCGCTCGTCCTAGAGTACCGGCCGGTGTGGGTTATGGCTGATGGTAGCGAGATTCCCGCCGCTCTCGGCGATTCAGCGCCCAGCGGAGCGCTACGCTCTGCGCCCAGCATGCGCATCGCGAATGTAATGTCGGCCGATCTGGTACAACGACCCGCTGCGAATCCCAACGGCCTGCTCTCTGCCGTTGACGCGCCCGCAACTTTACAGACTCACCCTATGACCACCGAAACCAAGCCCGAGATCGTCGCCGCGCCTGACGCCGCCGCTCTCGCTGCCAAGGATTCCGAGATCGCCACCTTCAAGGCCGAGGCCGAGAAGCACGTTGCCGAGCTCTCCAAGCTCTCCGAAACCCATAAGGCTGCGCTGGCCGAGAAGGACACCCTGATCGCCACCCTGACCGCCGATAAGGCCAAGGCCGAGGCCGCCGTTGCCGAGCTCTCCAAGGAGCGCGACGAGCTCAAGGTCAAGGTCGAGGATCTCGCCGCCTTCGATGCCCGGCAGCTTGGTGTCGCGCCCGTCAAGGTCGCGCACGCGCAGCTGGCCCGAAAGAGCGCCGCGCTCAAGAGCCCCGAGGAGATGCTCGCCGCCTATGAGGCGATGCCCGAGGGATCCGAAAAGCGCGCATTCCGCAAGATGAACCGCGAGGCTCTTTTCTCCGCTTTTTCCGCCCGTAAATAATAACCACTAACCTACTACTCTCATGGCTAATTCCCTGAGCTCCTCCCTCGTCCTCGACACTCTCGCCGAGGCTACCCTGACGACGCTGGGCAACCGCCTGGCTCCCCTCCGCGCTTTCAGCACGGACTTCACGACCGACATGATGAACCAGAACGCCTACGTTCAGGTTCGCAAGGCCAACGCGGCCGGCGCGGTCCAGACCAATCCCACAAGCTTCGAGACGGGTGACACGAACGTCACCAACGTCGCGGTGCAGGTTAAGCACTATTCGAAGAGCTACAACATCTCGAGCCAAGAGCTCAACCAGGGCTTCCGCCTCGAGCAGCTCGCCGCGATCAACGCGCAGGTTCTGGCTAACAAGCTCATCGACATCGCGCTGGCGCCGATCACCGCCACGAACTTCCCGAGCAACGTCACCGTTGCCCAGGCTTCGTTCTCCGCGACGAATGCGAAGACCCTCTGGGGTTTCTGCGCCAAGTCCTCGCTCCGCCACCTGATCCTCGATGGCACTGCGTTCGCGCAGCTGCTCCCGACCAGCGGCGAGAACTTCCAGATCGCCCCCGGCGGCTCCTCGAGCTATCGCCCCGGCGCCTATGGTTTCGACGGCATCATCCTCAACACCCGTTGGGATGGTGCCGGCACGAACATCTACGGCTTCGCGGTCGGACCCGAGGCTGTCGCCGCCGCGGCCGGTCTGCCGATGGTCGATCCGGGTGTCGCCTCGATGCTCGCTGGCCAGCGCACGATCACGCTGCCTGATCTCGGCATCAGCGTTCAGCTGAACACCTGGGGCTCGCTCTCCAGCCGTGCAGCCTGGGCTTCGCTTGACATCATGTTCGGCGCGGCGCTCGGTGACAACACCGCCGGCGCGCACGTCAAGTCCGCCTAATAAACTCCCGGCCACCGCTCGCGGCCGGTTTATCGTGTGCTACCCAGCTCCTCGAAAGGGGGGCTGGGTTAGCCACATAAACGCGAGCACCACACGATTCCGATGAGCACCAAAACAGCACACGCGCCGGCTGAGGCCGGCAACGCATTAACAGACCACGCTGCGAAGATCGCAGCGGTCTCGAGCCAGACCGAGGAGGCGCCCGCTCCTATGGTATTCGACGAGGCCGATCGCATCGTGATCGGCACGCCATGCTACGGCGGAAACGTCAAAATGGGGTTCATGACCTCATACAACGAGACGCTGCTGCACGTTCGCATCCGGGTCCGCAACGAACAGCACGAAGTAGAGCTGCAGCCGCTGGTCGCCGAGAGCATGTTTCTGGACAAGGAGAGCCACATCGACCGGGCGCGAAACAAGATCGCCTGCAAGTTTCTCGCGACGAAGTACAACTGGCTGCTCTATATCGACGCTGACATCGTGTTCCCCGGCACGGCCGTGGCACGGCTCTGGCAGCACGGCATGGTCGGCCATAAGGTAGTAACTGCACCTTACGCTCTAAAAGGGGTAGTGCCGCAATTCGCGATCAATGGGCTGGCTGGCGCCAAGATCGACGAGCGCGGACTGGTCGAGGTCGTGCACGCCGGCACCGGCTTCATGCTGATCCATCGCAGCGTATTCGACGCGATCCGCGAGGCCGGCCTAGCGCCCGAGTACAACCTGGGGACGAACGATCCAGACGTGCACACGCTCAAGACCTCCCGGGCTTACTTCAAGTCGGGCGTTCGCGAAGTGCAGCCAGGCAATCCTATCTGGCTTTCAGAGGATTACATGCTTTGCCATGAGTGGCGAAAGCTCGGCGGCAAGATCCACACCGACACCAAGGTGGCACTAAGTCACATAGGCGATCTGACCTACCCGGCTAACCCAAAGGAGATCTTTGCTGCGGTCAGCGAGCTCCGCCGCATCAAGCATCCTGATTGCCCCGCCACGCTAGTCTAGGATGAGTGCTTTCAACGATCTGAACACGCGGGCGGCCGAATTCGCCGAGGACACGATGGGCGAGACGTTTTCTTACACGTCTCTGGCCGGCGTGACCACCTCTGGGCTGGTCGGCGTGTTCAATCAGGTTGAAAGCACCTACCTATTTGACGATCACTCGCAGCGCAGGACCGTCGAGCTAGACTGTTGCACGAGCAAGACGCAATGGGGCGCGACGGTCCCAGCGAACCGGGCCACGATCACTTACGGCGGAATAGGCTACGCCATCGACAAGATCGACGCGACCGACACCGCCGGTGATCCGTGGTACACGCTACGGCTCAAGCGTCTTTCGTGATCTCGTTTGATTACCGCGAGAATCTAGACAACGAGCTGGCTTATCGGCTCATGCGGATCCAAGACCTCGCGAAGGAGGGTCTGGTGGATCCTGGAATCGGTACGCTCAGTGTGCAGGGCAAACTGCTGCTCGAGCATGTGATGCGGCTCACGCCGCCTAAGACGATCAGCCAGGGCAAGGATCGCGTCCGCATCGACCTCGAGCGGATCTTTCGGCCGCTGGACCCTAACAAGTTCCGCAATGAGAGCATCCGAAAGCTGATCCGTGCCGGCGATCCAATCGCGTGGGAGAACTTCTCGAGCAAGCTCCGCGAGGGCGAGCTCGCGCAGACCAGAGCAATCATTCCGAACGAACGGCTGCACCGATCGAATCGAGACAAGCGGGGCCGGGCGTACCGCAACCCGCGGCCAAAGATGGTCACGCTCAAGCCTGACCAGGCTACCCTGAAAGAGCTCATCCTAGCCTCGCAGGCGAACGTCGGCCACGCCAAGGCTGGCTGGGTCCGGGCTTACACCGAACTGGGCGGAGATCGAGCGCCAGAGTGGGTTAAAAGGCATTACCCGGGCAAGGGCGTCTTCCAAGATGGCCGAAAGGCTGAAAATCCATTTGTCGCAGCGTATAATCAGACCGGCTGGGGAAAGAAGTCTGACGAGGCCCAGCGCATCATGAACGCGGCACTGAAGGGCCGCACCAACGCCATGCGGTCCTATTTCGACACCATCGGCAAGATGGTCGCCGAGGGAAAGCTAACGCCATTCCAAGCCCAGCAGGAAGCGATTGCCGAGCAGTTCTTCTAGTATGCCAGCCAGCACCATCGCCGCACTGCTCGATTACGAGACGAACATCGAGGACGCGCTCAAGGCCCACTTCCAGAATACGCTGCCAACGACGCAAGTGCTCACGCCGCGGGTGCTGATCGGGACCGCGCCGATTCTCACGACGCCGCGCATCACGCTAGTCGTCGGCATCACTGGCACGAATGCGAACCAGACCGGCACCCGGGCCGGCACGTCGCAGGATTACGACTCGCACAAGCTCGGCACCGTCCAGGCGATCGGCACTACCCGGCGCGACGGCACCGGCCAGTCGCTCGGCACGATCCGCGGCAACATCCGGCAAGCGATGCTGCAGGCCACCGCGGCGCTGAACGTGAACACGCTGCCCTACTACCAGGTCATCACGCTGCGCGAGGGATCCTGCGTTTCTCTCAGCGATGCCGAGAACGACGAGATCAGCACGCAGATCACCTACAACCTCGAGTTCTACATCAAGCCCGACCAGTGGCCGGCAAGTTGACGCCGCCGAGAATTAAAAGACTCCCATGCCCTACCAAGACGGCACCTTCCCGAGTGGCTCGCCCACCATCACGATCAACAGCATCGCTTACAAGGCGAACAGCTTTTCAGTCACCAAGCCGGCGAACACCGTGAACATCACGGACCAGAACGGCGATCCGTCCGGCGCCATCAGCTTCAAGCAGCCGCGCAACGGCACCGCCGAGGTCCAGTTCGCCGCCAGCACGACCGTCGAGCCGACCACCGCCGCTTACAATAGCACGACCGGCGTGTTCGTGGCTTCGATCGATAACGCGAACGTGAACTGCTTCATCACCAGCGTCTCGATCACCAAACCGAAAGACGCTCCCTGGACGGCGACCCTGAACTGGCAGGAAAAGATCAACTGAGGACCGGCACGCGCCGGCTGGCGTGATGTCCGCAGTCCTCGAATTCAAGCAGATCCCGGGCTTCGCGGACGCACTGCGCCGCGAGGCCACGGTGCGTCGGGAGGCATGGGCCCACACGCACACCGAGATCGCCGGGATCCGCGTCCGCGTCCTGACGATGCGCGACGTCGTGATCCTCGAGGAGTTGCAGAACGGCTTTTTCGCTCCCTGGCGCTTCGATTCCGACGAGGAGTTCCTATCGCACTGCGCGCAGCTGGTATGGTGGATGTCCGACCTGCCTAAGCCTCCGCTCTACTCGCGCAGCATCTTCCACCCGTGGATCGCCGGTCGCCAGCAGGCGCTGATCCGCTATCTTGCTACCAAGCCTAAGCAACTCGCAGCCGATACCAACCGATACCTCCGCGACGCATTCATGGACGCACCAAAGGGCGGCGAGACGCAGGGCCAAGCCGTCGCCGGCATGCCTGCCTATCTGGCTGACAC